ACAAGCCCGACGAGGAGTGGCCGCTACGCGAGATAGCCTGCCCGCGTTGCTCGGAATCCCTGGGAAAGGTGGAGTGATATGCAGCGAAGCGGAGCGGGCGAGAGCGCGTCCCCGGCTAAAGGTAGTGCCCCCGCCCCAACGAGTCTATCCGACAGCGACGGCGGATATTCCTTCCCGGCTGACTGCCGGGAGCGAGCACGGCGCATACGCGAGCGGCTCGCTCTGCTGGATCTGAGCTGTGCTGAGTACCTCCGCGCCAGGCAGGCGATCCTCGAAGCGGTTTCCCCGGGCGTGATTGTCGTGGCGGGGACTCATGGACCGAGCGACCCGACACTAGACAAGCAGCAGCGACTGGACGGCCTGCGCCGCGAGTATCAGGACGACCTCCGGCGTTACCGCACGGTGACGAAGGTTCTGCGCTGGTTAGACAATCCGACGAAGGAGAGTGCGATCATGCGTGGACGGAGCGAGTCCCTGGAGGTGCCCGACGAATACGAGGGCCACTACCGCTTGTTTCTGGCGATGGTGGAGTCCGCGACAAACGACATACTAAGAGCGCCGCCCGGCTCTGAACGGTTCGAGAGCGCCCTGGAGTGGCTCACCGTAGGATGGGGCTACGAAGTGATGCGGGAGATAACGCGGGGCGCCGGGCGCATACGTGACTACTGGCGACAGGTCGCCGATGACCGTCGCGGGGGCTTGACACGTGTGGTAGAGGCGTGATATTGTCTTGGTGTGTAGGAGTCTGCCCAAAACAAGCCGTCCGAGGGGGCGGCTTGTTTGCTTAGCGGAGCGGAGCGAAACACAGGTTTGCGGCGGACGTCCGGCAATGATTCGCCGCCGCGAAAGATGGGCCGTGTCCCTCCTCCACGGCCCTTACCATGCTCCTGCACGCTGGACGGCGCAACGACGGTGTGCAGCCACTACCGGGTGGCGGGTTTGCGCGCCCGCCACCCACCAATGCCCATGAATTCCCGGTATGAATTCCTGGCATGAATTTGCGGCATGAATTCCCCGCATGAATTGACGCGAGGTGCTGGTGTGGACTACCGCGACTATCTAGCGAACGAGGAGTGCCTGGTCCGCCAGCGCGAACGCTCATGTCCGCGAAACGGCTGCTGGTCCTGTCCCCTCGCGGACCGCCTGGCGGAGTACGACAGGCTGGGCGACGATGAGCCAGCGCGTCCGCGACGGTTGATCACAAAGTCCCGGCGACTTTCCGCGCCTACCCGCACATTTAACCCATGAATTCTCGCACTGGAGGACACTTTTCGGCACTTAACGATGGAGGCGGTGGGTAGATGGCTTGGCAAGACGATGCTGTGCGGCTTCACGGAGAGGGGAAGATGCACACCGAGATAGCGCGCATCCTCTCAACGCAGTACAATCCCATCCCCATCTCCCCTGAGCAAGTGCGTTCCATGCTCCGCAGGCGCAGCGAAAAGGCTGACCTCACCGAAGAATCGGCGGTCCTCCACCTAACAGACCTTCACTGCGGCCGGCGCACGAAGTCTTTCGGTGTAGGCACGTTCAAGACGCGCCTTCACTCCGTCGTAGACCATGCGCTACAGATACACGACATCCTGCGGCACGGCTACAAGTTCCGCGAGCTGGTCGTAGCGGATACTGGTGATAACCTAGACGGCGACGAGATATACAAGACTCACGCCTACCACACGGACCCCGAAGCGGCGTACTCGCTCGAACAGGTGGTGGTGCTGCTCGACGCGATGAAGGCCGAGATACCGCGCCTAAAGGCGGTAGCGCCCAAGATACGCTTCATCGGAGTGCCGGGGAACCACGGCAGAGTGTCGCGTTTCACCCACGAGGCGAACAACTGGGACTTGTTGTTCTACCACATGCTCCAGCGCGAGTTTGAGGACGACCCCGTGATAAGCGTCGAGTACGCGAAGGACTTCTCCAACACCGTCGAGGTCGAAGGACACGGCATCCTCTTGTACCACGGCGCGGGCATCCGCATGTACCAGAACATGCCCTTCTACGGCATACGGCAGCGCGTGATGCGTTGGACGGGCAGCATGCCCAAGCCCTTCGAGGTGGTGCTCATGGGGCACTTCCACCAGGTGCTGCAAGACTCGTTCAACGGGATACGGGTGCTGCTGTCAGGCACGATGGTGTCCGACGACGAGTGGGCCGTGGAGAACCTCGGCATGGACGGGGAACGCAGGTTTCAGTTCTTCGGAGTGCATAAAGACCGCCCTGTGACGTGGCGATACGAACTGGAAACGGAGTGAAGCCATGAACCTTTTCGGTACGTTGCAACTCTTGGGCGGCGTGATCCTCTCGACAGGCTACCTCCCGCAGATAGCGCAGATACTCCGCACACGCTCCGCTCGCGACATCAACCTGTGGATGTACGTGCAGGTGGTGCTCGGAGTCTGCTGCATGGAGGCGTACGCGCTGTACCTATGCGTGACTACGGGACAGTGGTTCTTCCTCGTGACAAACACGGTATCGCTAGCGATGAGCGGCACGGTGGTGGTGCTGAAACTTCGGTACGGCAAACACAAGTTGTGAGGAGGCGCGAGATGAGTAGAGAGGCACTAAGGCGCGAGATCGGCACTCTTCGTTTTCGGCTACGACACAGGGGGATCCCTTTGTCGCGCTTCTTGAGCGAAACACGACTGGCCCTGTGGAACGAACTGCTGCAGCGACGGGCCAAGTACCGCGCCTACGCGCAAGCCTACTACGAGGACCACACGATCACCGAGCGGCAGTACGTGCGCGGGTTGTGCGCGAGGTGACGGCGCGGCGAAAAGGAAAAGCCCTCCGCGAGGGAGGGCGACTGTGGGCGACCTACTTGGCAGGCTTCTCCGCGTCTAGGCCGCGCTGGATGAGCGCGACTAGGTACGCGTTTTGCGAGTGCCGCCGGTTCTCCGCAAGGTCGCGGGCTATCAGACGCTTGCGGATTTCAGCGGCCAGATCGCGCGGCAACCGCAGGTTGATACGAGTATCGGCCATCTTGGTCTCCTTTCTCCGCGTGTTTTCCCGGATGCGCGGCCCCCGGTTTCGCTGTTCCTAGCGGTCAAGGTCCAGTACGTTCCCCGCCACCAACTTGCGGGCAGGGAAGCGCACGATCGGGTTGCCGTCGTGATCGTCGCCGAGCAGCTTGACATCGGCGGTCAGGTTTGTAAAGCGGTCGAAATCGTGGTCGATGATCGTTGCCGTCACCATCTTGCCGTCCGCGCTGGGGCGGACGTAAGCGAGCCGGAATTGCCTAGACATCGTTGCACCTCCTTTCATCGAAATCGAACTCGATGAACTTCACAAGGCGGCGGGGGTGGAACATGTCTCCGTCGCCACCATCCGCCTGGCCCGCGCAGCTGCCCGTGTAGATGGCAGCCGCAGGCCAGGGGATGCCGTTGTAACCACGGTGCGCGAGGGCATACTCCCTCGCTTCGTGGTAGCTGCCGAATGGTCCGAAGCCGCATAGACCTGCGAGCTTCAGACCGTAGCCGTGCCTACAGCGTCCGATTGCTTCGTCTGAGATTGGACGCTGGAGCATGTCGGCCCAAAACTCTTTAGCTTCGCGGAGTGTGGGAAACAAGGCATAGCTGCTGAAGCTGTAGCCCCGCCGTCGGTCGCGCAGGGCTTGGTTTCTGTCATTTACGAAGCGCACGAAGTACCGTGACATCGTTAGCAGCTCCTTTCTCCGCGTATCCGTCGCGGCCCGGATCTAAAGCTCGATTCGTGCGAGGAGGGTTGCCGTCCAGCAGTTGATCGCCTTGTCTCGCGCTTCACGCAGCAGTGGCGCAGCCTTGGGCGGAGCAATCTCTGTCAGCCTGCGGATCCGCTCACTCAGGTTGCGCGCAGCGTTCTCAACGTCGAGGAGCTGCTCTCGCATGTCCTTGTCCATGATACTTACCTCCCTCGCGGGACTTCGTTGCTATGTCATCGAGTCGCGCTTGTAGCGCATCTTGCGCGTCGCGTCTCGCTACTAGCACTATCGCATCATCGTGTTATGATGTCAATAGCCCGCAGGCAGGTAAAATGCGGCGTTAGGCCAGCGTGAGACGTGTGAGAAGAATTTTCCGGTGGCTTGAGCAGGGCAAACTTAAAGAAGTAATCTTGCGAAAATTGGAACTTTGGAGGTGAGCGGCGTGGCTGAGACCGAAAAAAGCGGACAGAAAGCGATACGCGACGAGAGAGGCAGATTTCTGCCTGGCGCTGCGCCGGTATCACCGGGTCGTCCTGCCATCGCGCGTGAGTTTCGCCAGAAATGTCGCGAGTTCATGGAGCGCGAGGGTGGCGGCTGGGATATGCTCATCAAGTTGGCCGCGAACGGCAAAGCGAGCGACAGGCGATACGCGCTCGAGCTGATTGCCGCCTACGCCTACGGCAAGCCTCGTCAGGGCGTCGAGGTCAGCGGCGAGGGCGGCGGGCCGGTCGTGCTGGCTACCGTACCCACCGCCGAGATCGTCGAGCGAGCCAAAGCCGCTATCGCTCAAGTCGAGGCCCGCCATGGCTAACTTCGTCATGGGCGCTGTCGTCTTCGCCGCCGGCGTGCTGTGCGGCTGGCTGCTGCGCGACCGCGTTAAGCCGCAGGTAGTTGAGGTCGCGGCGGGCGAGTTGCCCGCGCCGGTGTCGCCGCACGCGAGGGCGAAGCAGGAGCGGCGGATCAAGGTGCCTGTTGGTCAGTCGAGTGCGGAGATTAATAAAAATTAGCATCGAAGCACCAAAATGCCTCGTTTGACGTGCTCAAGCCAACAAAAGGAGGTGAAGACACCCTGGATGCAGTCATACGGTTGGCCGTGCGGATGTGGGCGACGGGTCTACTCATCTACGTTGCGCTGGTCTTTGTTGTGGTAGTGGTCGGGATCGCCGTGCTAGTGGCGAACCGCGAACCGAGGCGCGAACCTTGAAAATGCTCGATTCTTCGAGTGTGAGCCAGCATTCGGAGGTGGTTGCGTGGACTGGCGGAAGCGTTTCTGGCGCGACGGGTACTGCGGGTTGCTGGCGTGGGTGTTCTAAGCGAAAAGGGGGTCTAGGTGACGAAAGAAATGGATGAAGTGGCGACCCTCCTTCTGGAGGCGATTCGTCTTGCGGAAGACGATAAGGAATATGCGGGGATTGAGGAGTATCTTTTGGGTTCGATGTTGATTGACGCCCGCGCCGCAGCGGTGGCGCCCACTATTGTTGGCCCCGAAGACTTTGAGATTCCCACGCACCAAGTCATCTTCGACTGCATGGCGGAAATGGTTCAGACAAACGAGCCGATTGACATGGTCACTCTCGGCCAGCGGCTGGAATCCAAACGCCAACTAAACCGTGTCGGCGGCTACCAGTACATTGCACACCTAGTCAACAGCGCATATACGGGCACAGACGCAACCGCTGCGGCCTGGGTGGTTTGGACGCGGGCGATTTGTCGTCGTGTGAGGGATCCACGATGCCAGTGATCAAGATTACTCTGGCAGGCGAGCAGCTATCCTTGGATATGGATCGTGCGTCGATGGAGCGGCGCTTGCGGAGCGTAGAACCGGATCTGAGCGATCATGCCCTATACTTCATCGTCGTTGATGATAAGCGGATCCCCGTCAAACAGGCTCTGCAGGCCCTGAGTGGCAAGTGTCGCCTACTCTACAACACCACGACGGCGATCAGGACCCTTCAGAAACTTGGTCTACGCATCCTGGATGCTGAGGGAACACCTCTCTAGGAGATATATGTTCTTAGGATCATTGTTAGTCATTATTGTTTGTGTCCAGTGACCGTTACTAAAGTCGTTACCTTCGTATGGCGAAATACGGCTTTCGCGCCAGCGTGTGGCCTATGGCGAAGGTGTTACTAAAACCGTTACTTGATTGTGCGGGATATCACAAAGGAGTGAGCGACATAGCGAAGACGTTTACTGAGTGGGGTCCGCTGGTCAAGTTCTGGCAGCGGGTGTTGGGTCTGCGCGACTGGGAATTTTCCTGGACATCGCGGGAGCAGGTGTACCTCCGCGGCCTGGGATGGAGCGAAAACACGTCAGGATGCAACGAGGTAGATGATGCCCGACGCTACGTGAAACTCGCGTTCTGCGAAGACGAAGTGGACTTCAAAGGCCCGGACCACGTTGTCTGTCACGAAATGCTGCACACGCTGTTGCACCCCGTATTCCATACGGCTGGGGAAATCATTGATCACCACGTCACCGACGAGGCGGCGCGGAAATACCTTCACGCCCAGGTGCGCGGCCAGATAGAGACGGTCACGGACGATATAGCGCGGGCGATGCTCCGCCTGAAGCGAATGGGCAAAGGGAAGACGAGGACGGAGGCGAGAGGATGAGCGACAAGAGACTACCGACGGTCGCCGATATGGAGGGCATCGCGCCGGATCTCACGGGCAAGCTCACGACTCAGCAGTTCATCGACCGCGTTCGCGGACGGATCAGCGAGCAGGAATGGCGTCTCATCGAAGCCCTGCGCGCCCACCACGGGTGGGGTGAGGCGACCGTCATCCTCAAGGACGGCAGGCCGGTGATGGTCCGGGGCCTGCGGGAGGACGTGAAGTTGACGGATGACAAGTGACCGCCGCTGTCCCCGCTGCCGCTCGCCGCTGAAGAAGCGCTATCTCAACCACTACGGCGCACCGTATGCCTACGTGGTGTACTGCGAGATGTGCGGCTACAAGGCATACGGCGGCGCGGATGAGGTGATGGACGCGAAACCTAAGAAGGAGGCTGCGAAGTGAGCGAGAGGGAAGGCGGTCCGATGAACTCCGGCGGCGAGGTCGCGTCCGCGCTGAGGGAACGCGACATATGGCGTACCATCGCCGTTGCCTTGACGCAGTACAAAGTAACGGGTGTCGAGTTTGGACCGGAGGCGCTGAAGGGCAGTCATGTTCTAAGGGTGTTTATGATGGATTGGGAAACCTGCGACCAAAAGGAGGACTTGCGGGAAGGGATTCCCTCGCCGAGTAGACGGAAAAAGGGCTACCTAGATGTGGACGATTTGTATATGCCCCAGGCCAAGGACAAAGCCGATAGTTCCGATGTCCAACTGGGCGACCTCCGCGAGCACGTAGACACGCTGGCCAGCGGGTTTTGTGACCGCTTCGACAAGTTGGAGCGGCGCGTCGGTTCTTTGGCCGAGTCGCTGGAAGGGCTGGCGAAGCGCGTGACGACCCTAGAAACTCTTCCGCAACGGTTGCGCGGCGGGCCTTACATCGAGCCTCTCTGAGATGCCGCGCTCAGTTCCATAGTGTAATCTTCTGACCGAAGACGGCAGGAGTGTGGCTTAGGCCATGCTTCTGCCGCTTTTTCATTTGGAGGTGTCCCGATGTCCAAAGGCGTGGCTCTCGAACGCCGTGGCCCACTCATCATAGTTCACGAGAAGCCCGCTCCGCTGACCCTGCCTCGCCAGGCACACACCTTCGAGGCGCGGTGCTCGCGCTGCGGCAAGCTGTGGCGCTACAAGGTCGGCGACGTGAACGCCTACGAGGTCAAGGACGACCTGACTGAGAACAAGGCCCGCGCCCTGAACCTGTTCCTGTCGTATCGCAGGCGGGGTATCGGTCCCTGCTGCATGAAGCCCGACGACCGCCTATTCATCGCCGCGAACGCGAGTTTTGTCATCTATGACTGGGTTGACAAGTGACCTGCCGCAGGCCGTCGCCGAACTGGAGCGCAGGAACCGCGAGGAGCGGCTGCGGTTCTACGTGCCCACGCCGATGCAGGTGGAGTTCCACCTCGACAAACGGCGCAGTCGCTGGGAGATAGCGGGCAACCGCACCGGCAAGACGGTTGGCCTGTCAACCTTCGTGGTGCTGTTCGCCCTGGGGAAACGCGCCCTGCCCTACCTGGGGGACTGGCCGTGGAACCTGGTGCGCGTCTACCGCCACCTCGCGGATACGGTCAACGTGCCGAAGCTGCGGGACTGGTTTGCCGCACATGCCAGCGAACAGGCGGTAGAGGAGATAGTGGCGGGGTACCGCGAGCTGGCGTCCTCCGCGCCGCAGCCCGCGAGGATATGGGTGGTCAGCGAGACTTTCGAAGTGCAACGCGATGTCGTGCAAAAGGAGATCGTCGGCGACTGCAAGACGTTCGCCGGCGGGTGGTTGCCGAAGCGGGAAGTGGCTGACGCGACCTACCGCGACAAGGACGTCCTCGACCTGCTCAAGCTGAAGAACGGCACGGAGATCGGCTGGAAGTCCTACGACCAGGGACGGCAGAAGTTCCAGGGCACCAGCCAGCACCTTATCGCCTACGACGAGGAGCCGCCGGAGGATGTCCACCAGGAGTGTGCCATGCGCGTCTTCGACACGCGAGGCATCATCATAGCCGCGATGACCCCCCTCAAGGGTTTGACGTGGGTATCGTCGGAGATCGTGGACAACGAGAAGAAGCCCGCCGAGAAGCGCGACGCGGAAGTCATGTACCTCAACGCCTCCTGGGACGACAACCCGTACCTCTCGGACGATGAGAAGGCGCGTCTCGAAGCCACCATGGACGAGAGCGAGCGGGACGCGAGACAGTACGGTCGCTTTCTCGTACCCGGCAGGCCGGTGTTCAACGTGGCCGCGCTGCGCTGGTATCTGGAAGGATGTAGCCCCGGCGAGAAGGGCTGTCTCGACGGCAAGGCGTTCGTCGCTGACCCGCAAGGTTATCTCGAAGTCTGGCAGCGTCCGGTCGCGGGACATGAGTACGTCATAGGCGCGGACGTGGCGGAGGGACTTGAGCACGGCGACTTCAGCGCCGCTTTCGTCCTCGACCGCGCCACCCTGGAGCACGTCGCCCTGTGGCACGGCCATATCGACGCGGATCTGTTCGGCGACGAGCTGGCGAACCTGGGTTACTGGTACAACACCGCTGCGATAGCGCCGGAGGCCAACAACCACGGCCTGACCACGATTACGAGGCTGAAACACCTGTCATATCCCAACATCTGGCGCAGCCCGGTGCTCGGGCGCGAGAGCGAGAAGGAGCAGCAGCGGTTGGGCTGGCTGACGACCGAGGCGACCAAGCCGCTGGCCGTGGGACACCTGGGGGCCATGTTCCGCGACAAGACGCTGAAGACGAAATCCAGGCGGCTCATCGAGGAGGCGCTTTCCTTCGTGAGGGACGACAAGGGCAAGATGGGCGCGGTGAAGGGCAAATGGGACGACGTTGTGATGTCGGGGGCCATAGCCGCGACCGTACACGCGACGACCGAGTTAGACATACCCGCGCCCTACAAGCCGCTGGCCGCGCCGAAGAGCAGCGTCCCGTTCGGCAAGCCCGGATGGGTGCACCCCTCGAAACTGGAGGATGAACGCAAGAGGCGCGAGCGCGAGGAATGGGGAGATGAACCGTGGCCGACAAGGTGAGCAAGAAGAAAAAGCAGGCCATATCCGAAGAGTACAAAAACCTCATCGCCGCGTGGCGCGAGGACTACGCCGCCGCCAAGTCCGCGAGGGAGGAAGAGGACACCAAGTGGGCGCGGTACGACAAGTACGTCGAGGACGACCAGTGGGACACCCCCGTGGCCCGCGACGAGTGGAAACCCAGGCCGGTCACAAACATATGTTGGGAGAAGTTGCAGACCATCCACGGCAACACGGCGACGGGCAAGATAGCCGCGACGCTGACCGAGCGGACGCCGGGGTTCGCCGCCGAAGCCGCGAAGATGACGGACATCGTGGCCTACTACATCGACGCGCTGGACTTCCACCGCAAACTTAGCGAGTTCGAGTGGATCAGGCCGAAGTTGGGAAGCGCCGTGTTCAAGTCCCCGTGGAATCCCAAGAAGAACGACGGGGACGGCGACCTTGACCTGTTCGTGGTGCACCCCGGATGCTTTTTTCCCGATCCCAATGTAACCAATCCTTGGGAGATACAGAAGGCCGAGTTCATGGAGTTCGTGACGAGGCAGACCAAGCGTTGGGTATGCTCGCACTTCGACAAGAAGCGGGATCCGCTGTGCAAGTACACCCAGGCCGAACTCGAAGAAATGATCGTCGCCGAGAGCAGCACCGACACGGACACCTACGGCACGGAGACCACGGTCGCGGGACAGCGTGAGCGCGTGGACGTGCACGAGCGATGGTACAAGGACGAGGACGACAAGTTGCAGGTCGCGTGGTACGCGGGATGGGTGCTGCTGAAGGACTCCCGCGACGATCCCGACAGCAAGAAGAACGGTTTCTACAGGCACGGCAGGTATCCCGTCGTCCTTATCCCCTACGTCCAGAAGGACAAGAGGCTGTGGGGGCGCAGCGAACTGCAGTCCCTAGTGGGCGAGGAAGGCAAGCGCGATGGCATACAGGACATCATCAACAAGTTCGACCAGGACTTCATCATCGCCATCAAGATTAACGGCCTGGGCCAGACAGCCTACCAGCACGGCAAGATCCGCGACCCCGAAAACACCCTGACCGGCGAACCCGAGCTCCTGATACCCGTCAAAGGGCCGGTCAACGAGGCGATAGCGCACATACAAGGCCCCGGTCCCAATCCGCAAGTGCTCGCGTACCGCGAGGCCAAGATGGTGGATGCGGACCGCATCACAAAGCAGTGGGACGTGACGCAGGGGCGCTCGACTCCGGCGATCAAGACGGCGACGCAGACGCTGGCCTTGCGGGAGGAGGCCATGAAGGGCCTCACCGACAGGGTAGACACGCTGCACCAGGGTATTCGCGAATTGATAGAACTCTGGATAGAGCACCTTATCGAGTTCGTCACCACCGACCGCGAATGGACGCGGCGGACGGAGAACGGTCTTGAGCCGTTCACGTTCAATCCATCCATTCTGGCGAGGATGAAGCCGCGCCAACTGGTGGACGGCCAATGGACCGAGACTCCCGGCGAGTCCCGCAGGGTGTACTTCAACGTGAAGGTGGATGTGGGCGCGTCGCTGTCGATGAGCGAGTCCTTCTTGTTCCAAATGGGCATGGAACTCTTCCAGGCCAAGGCGATAGACATGCAGGGACTCTATGACATGCTGCCCGACTTCCCGAAGAAGCAGGACACCTTGCAGCGCATGATGTCTCAGATGGGAGGCGCGCCGCAGGGCGACCAGGGAGCGGCGTTGGAGCAGTTCGTGAAGTCGCTGCCTCCCGAGATTGTGCAGCAGATCAACGCGCTGCCCACGCCGGAGGCACGGACGCAGGCGGTCATGCAGTTGTTCCAGCAGGCGCAGGGAGGGCAACCGCAGGGAGGTGGTATGGTTGCCGGCTAGTGTAGTCAAGACGAAGCGAGATGAACGCCTGTGGCGCGAGGCGAAGAAGCAGGCTGCCGAGAACGGACACGGCGGCGAATGGGACTACATTATGGGGATCTACCAGCACATGAGGAAAAGGGAAGGCGCGCCCAAGAAGAAGTCCCGCAAGCCGAGTAAGAGAACCGTCAAGGCCCGCAAGAAGTAATCCCCCGCCCCGCAAGGGGCTTTTCCATGCCCAACCTGCGGCAGAAAGCAGGCAATTCCCTACAAGGAGGTTCCCAGCATTATGTTGGCTCTACCCAGCCAAGACGAAGAGAAGCCCGAGGTTCCCGCCACCGACGAGGCCAAACCAGCCGAGGAGGGCGCGAAACCGGAGGGCGCAGGCGTAGTCGATACTTCCAAGCCTGAGACTGAGGCGAAACCAGCCGAGCAGCCGCAGGCCGAAGAGGAGTTCGACGAGGTGGTCTTCAATCGCGAAGTACGCAGGGTTCCCAAGTCCGAACGCAAGACGCTGCTGCAAAAGGGCCTGAACTACGACAAGGTGGTGGAGCACCGCGAGCAGTTGAAGGCCGCGCTGGAAGAGGCGGCTCACCTCGCGGGCTACTCGAACGCCGAGGCGTACCGGGCAGCGCTGGAGCAAGAGCGCGTGAGGCGCATGGCGGAGGAGAAGGGCGTCACCCCCGAGGTTCTAAACCAGATCCAAGGGCTGGAGCAGAAGGTCGCCAAGTACGAGACCGAGACGAGGTTCGCCGAACAGCGCGAAATCCTCAAGGATGCTCCTCACTTCAAAGAACACGAGAAAGAGATCGTCGAACTTGCCCGACAGAGCAACGTCAACGACCTCGAAGTGGCCTACGCGTGGTATCTGCGCCTGAACTACGCCAAACTCACCGAGGAACTTAAGAAGCAGGCCGTCGAGGAACACAAGCGGCAGGCGAGCAAGGGCGGCGTCATGCCCAGCACCGAATCTCCGACCCCTCCCGAAACGCTGGACCTCACACCGGAGGAGAAGGCGCACGGCGAGCGGCGCGTGGCTCAGGGACATTTCAAGGACTTGAAGGAATACGCGGACTTCCTGCGAGGCAAAAAAGGCAGGTATTTCGGTTAAGGAGGATAACACATGGCTTTCACACCGCTTTACAGGGAGGGCGGCGGGCCGATAGTGCCCCGCACCTTCTATATAGCGACAAGCACGGCGATTGAGAAAGGCGAGATCGTCCTATTCACCCCCGGCGTCGGCGTAGCCGCCGTCGTCGGTACGGACTTCGACGACCCCGCCTTGGGCGTTGCCGCCGAGGATCACGACGGTTCCACCGCCGGTAGGCAGAGCGGCAACGAGATTCTTGTCTACTGCGACCCCGACATCGTTTACGGGGTGGTTCCCGCGACGGAGAGCACCACGACCGGCGGCGACGCGACGTCGTGGATCGACTCCTCGCTGACAGCCGCCAACGACATCTTCAACGGCGGCAAGATCGTGATCACGTACACCAACAGCATCAGCGGTTTCAACGTCGGGGACGTGCTGGACATCACCGACTTCGCCAACGCTGGCGGAGACTGCACGGTGACGGGCGCGGGCGGCAGCATCGCGGCTGGCATGAAGGGGTACATCTACCCCGGCAAGCGGGCTGCGGGCTGCTACGCCTTCGACCTCGACTCGGACGGCACGAACATCGACATGGACACCGCTGGCGGCGAATCACTGCTCATCGTGGATACCTACTGGGACGCGCAGAAGAAAGAGACGACCGTCTTCTGCAAGCTGCGCCTGCACCAGTTCGGCACCCACGTTGCGGCGTTGTAGGGAGGCGGGCTAGATGGCTGAAACTTCTCAGAACTGGCGCAATCTGTGCCTGACGGACGTTAGGAAATGGTTCTCGGACACTCTCGTTGACTTCGAAAGCATGGTCCCCCAGCTGTACACCATGAGCACCAGCGACCGCGAGGAAGAGTACGACATGACGTACTCCGGCCTCGGCAACTTCAAGCTGCTGGACGGCAACACTACCAGGGATACGATGACCGAGGAGTACAAGACGACCTACAGCTTCCCCGAGTGGCAGAACGCGATCGACATTCGCCGCAAGCTGTGGGACGACAGGCGCGACCGTACCGTTATGAACATGGCTCAGGAGATGGGTCTGTCATACAACCGCACCAAGGAAGCGCACGCAGCTGAACCGTTCAACTATGCCTTCACCGCGAGCGGCACTTATTCCAGCGGTGCTTCCACGGCGCAGGCCGATGGAAAGGCTCTGTGCGCTACGGATCATCCGTCCAAGGCGAGCGATACGTACACCGGCAGCAACAAGGGCACGGCGGCGATTTCGGCCTCTGCCGTCTCTGACATGCGGGACACCATGCGGGAGATCACCGACGGGCGCGGCAACAAGTCGTACCTGAACCTCGATACTCTTCTGGTTCCCGCTGACAAGGACGTTGAAGAGGTGGCCTGGGAGATCATCAACACCACGGGCAAAGTGGACGTTGCGGACAACAACAAGAACTTCCACCAGGGCCGCTACAAGTTGGCGGTCTGGATGGAACTGACCAGCACGAAGAACTGGTTCGGCCTCGATTCCCGGAAGATGAAGATGTACCTCAACTGGATCACCCGCGTCGCCCTGGAAACGTGGGATTCCTTTGACAACGAGACTCAGACCTTGACCTTCGGCGGGTACGAGCGTCACGGCTTCGGTATCCCGTCTTGGAGGTTCATCGTGGGCAATCAGGTGGCTTAGCGATAGTGCGGTAACGACCTGACATAGCCAATCGGGTAGGGGACGCCGTTCTGCCCCAGGATGGCGTCCCCCACGTTTCGCACGCAAGAAAGGGGTATCGAAATGGCAGGTTCAACGAGACTGCATCACTTCGGGCGAGGTTACACATACCTCGGCGAGTCCGGCGGCAGCGCCGGGCAGGATCTCATCGTCTACGGTGACACTAGCGGCAAGTACCTCATGTGGGACGCTTCGGCGAACGAGCTGAGTGTCGTCGGCAACGCGGATCTGTTCCCGTTCCGCACGGCGGACACATACGCCTACGGACTCACGGTAGACGGCGAGGAAGTCTTCTTCACGGGCGGCGCTGCTCAGAAGTCCTACCTCGTGAGCCTCACGGGCGACCGTCCTTCCGGTTCGGCGGCGACAGGCGATTCGAACGACGCGATCCTGAAGATCAGCGGCAACAACTACGCAGCCAACGACACCAACTTCATCTTCCGCGGGCTGAACGCCGCCATCGCGAACAGGGCCGGCGGCACCATCGGAAGGATCGAGCACTCCCTTGGGACTCAAGGCAAGTCGGGCGGCACCGCCAACAACATCGTCGGACTCACCATCACTGCCGAAAACTACGGCACGGTCTCGGATATGTTCGGCGGCCTGGACGTGCTGCTCAAGAACGAAGGAGCTGTAGCCACCACCGAGTACGGCATCCGCGTTCGCAATGAGAACAACTCCATAGCCGATGCTGTGGCTGCGGCAATTCTCGTTTCGGACACCGGGGCTAACACTGGCTGGGACTACCTCTTCGACGCCAAC